GGGCGAACCGAGCTGTACGTCGGCGTTTTTTTCGAAGGATCCAGCGGCTTCACACTTGGAACTGCTGATATGAGGCGCTTGGCCGAGCTTTCACTGGAGCTGTCGATCGAGGTCTATCCGTAGACGGCTACATCGAACTGAATTGCCCAGCGTTTCGTGTAGGAGGTCATCATGCGGTTCGATAACCACACCTGGGCGATAACTGACCCTTATCGCTAGTACGGAATCAACGGGGCAGGGTGCCCCTACAGGAGGCAATTCTATGGCTCGCGGCATCTGCTGACGAACTGGTCGCCAGCGGCGAGCGGCCAACGGTAGAGCGCAGACGCGCTGGCTGGAGACTTGGTGGAAAAAGCTAGGCACTCGCTTGCAGCCGGAGCGACCAGATCTGAAGGACGCTCCCGCCGTTCTTGCGGAGATCGCCGGGCAGTGGTGGGCGCTGGCCCTACAGCAGGCTCGATAGGCGGCCCTGGAAGATCTGGCCGAGGCCAGGCGGGAGCTCTCAGCTGAGCGCGAAGAGCACCACCTTCAGCAGGAGGCGTTAGAAAAAACGGGCGAGCGAGATGCGCTCTCTTTCAGAGGCAGCCGATTTTTCGGAGAAGCTTGCCACTGCACGTGCGACAGAACTTCAGAGACTAGTGGAGCAACCGCCTGCCCAGATCGTCGAACTGAAGGAGCAACTGAAATCTAGTCATCAACGTGTGGAACTGCTGGAGGCAGCGCGGGATTCACTCGACGCTAGGGTGCAGGAAGTCCAGGAGTTGGCGAGATCTGAGGGAGAATCGCTTGGCCAGTACGTCAGGTCTGCCGAGGATCGAGCGCTCCAATTTCTTCGGGGCGCCTTATTTAGGAAAGCCGACAGCAGTCGGCCGTAGCAACCCATCGGGCTGATGGCATCCTTACATAATATACATTCCGGCCTTAGCCGAACCCGGCGAAGCCGTTGCGGCAGTAGGCGATGCGGCCATTCCCGCAGCGATCGATACGACCATCGCCGTTGCGGCCAGCTTGCGCCATAGCGCCTTGACTCGCGGGGTAGGGGCCGTCTCGATCTCATGGTCTGCGACGGCCTTTCGCACGTCCCATCCCAGCGCCTGAGCGCATCCAATCACCGCGTCCACGTCCATCGTCCGGATGCCGGTGCAGTAGTTGTTGAACCGCTGAACGCTCAGGCCCGCGCGCCGGGCAAGCGCCGCCTGTGACTCAGCCGGGAAGGCCTGCCGCAGCCCTTCGATCAATTTTTCTTGGGTCGTCATATCCACGCCTGTTGACATTGGCATCCACGCCCGTTTATACAGTGCTCCGTATCCACGCGTGTGGATGCACCCCGTCCCGGCTCCCCTAGGCCGTGGCGGGGGTTCTAGGGGCTGGGGGCAGGGGTAGGGGATGCACGGATACATGTTCGCCGTAGCGGCCATAGCAGCGCTCAGCGTTGTGATCGGACTTGCTCGTCTCGTTGCGTGGGGTATCGACCGCCGAGAAGAGCAGGGCACCAAGGCAATTCGTGACGCCGCATTCGTCGCCCAGGCATCGGCCGAGGTGCGCCGTGGCTGATTGTCTCGTTGTCCCCCTCGACCAGTGGGGTCAGATCACTCGCGCCGTCGGCATGCTCTGGATTGTCTGCATAGCCGTGAGCGTGTTCGCCCGCTTCGACCTTGATCGCTGGGAATTCCGTGTCCGGCGCTTCCTGCGCGCTCGCCGTCTTACTCGCATCCGGGAGGCCAACCATGGCTGATTCCGCACGCCTGATGCTCGCCTGCATGCCGTCGAGCGAGGGCTTTTCCCCGGTATCGACCGGTGAAAAGGGGCAGGGAGGGGCGGAGGTTGGCCCGGGGAGTAACACCGGCCAAAAGGGTCAGCAGACCGCGATCATCGACTACCTGACACTTGTGATGCCCCAATCCGTTGTTGACGACTTTCGCTGTAGCAACATCGAGCTTTTGTTGTACAAGCTGTTCGGTTTTCGTGGCGAAGTCGTTGCAGGCGCTCTCCGGGAAAAGAACTGGAACTTCTACGCGCTGTCAGCGTTTCTCATCGACCGAGACGGTGAGCTTGTCGGCCGCATCGGCGTCAGCGGTAACAAGGAGACCATCTGCGTCAGCCTGACCGGCGCAGGCTGCAAGTGGGTTAAGAACTGGACCCACGTTCACAAGCAAGCCACCATGCTTCGAGCGCGCATAAGCCGTGTGGATTGCGCTCACGACGATTACGAAGGCACCCGGTTGGACGTGCATGCTCTGCGAGAGCGCGCCGCTGCCGGTGACTTCTGCGAGGGCGGTTGCCCGCCCAGGCACCGTTTCATGTCCGATGAGGGCCACGGCACCGGCTCAACCCTCTATGTCGGCGGAAAAGGCCACAAAGAGCTGTGCGTGTACGAGAAAGGCAAACAGCTTGGCCTTGCATCGTCGCCTTGGGTACGTGCTGAGGTCCGTTTGTACGGCAAGCATGTTGAAGTTCCCTTGGACACCTTGCTTGATCCCGGCGCGTATCTGCGCGGTGCCTACAGTGTGATGAGCGAACTGATCGAAGGCGTGTGTACCCGCCTCAAAACGATTCGCAAGCAAGTCGAAGTATCTGCCGAGGCGATGGTGCTCTGGATGGAGCGTCAGGTCGGCCCGGCACTCAATGTTCTGCGCGGTGCGTTCGGCCATTCGTGGTCTGACGTATGCGAGGCCCGCATCCTCCGAGACGGTCACCCCGGAAGATTTCGCGGTATTGCCAAGGGTGACGCCCTACACAAATTCGTGAGAGAAGAACTATGCCAATCTGCCGCGTGAAGTCTGCTGCCGTCGAAGAGCAGCACAACCAAAAAACCCAAACCATCATGCGCTCGCAGATGGCTGGCCTCGACTTGGGTAACGGGTATGAACTGCCGTTCCGCGTCGGCCTCGGCCAGCGTCCGGCCTACCCGGTGGGTGAGTACGACATCGACCCGAAGTCCTTCGCTCTCGGCCAGTACGGCGACCTGACGCTTAAGCGTTACGTCGACCTCGTTCCCCTGGGCGCGAAGTCTGCTCCGTCCATCCCCACAAAGGCATAACCCATGGCCGTGCTGATGCCCGCGTGCTTAGAAGCGAACTTCGACGCCACGACGGGCACCTGCACGGCGGTGGTCTGGATTCCTCAGCCGTCACTACTGCCGGAGCTGCCGGTTGAGGATGCGCAGTTGATAGGGGCAAAGATCGCGCTCCTGTGGGCTGTGGCTTACGCGTTCCGGCTCATTCGCAAGTCCATCTATCACTAGGAGCAACACATGAAGAAGTTCATCAATTCCCTGAAGGGCAAGACTGCCGCCCTGGTCGCCACCGGCTCCACCGCGATGCTCGCACTCCCGGCCATGGCCTCGGGCGGCGGCGGCGGTGTGGACGTGGGCGGCGTGGTCAGCGCCATCGAATCGGCCAAGTCCTCGGTTGCCGAGATCGGCGCTGCCGTGATCCTCGTGTTCGTCGGCATCGCCGTCTACAAGTGGGTGCGCCGCGCCCTGTAATAACCACCGGCGGGCAGGGCCGACTCCCTCCCGCCGGTCTCTTGGGACGCGCCACAACGGGGCAGGGGACGTGTTATGGAAGGCTGGATCTGGCTCGGCGCATGGCTGGTCGCCTGCGCAATTATCTTCGTGGACTTCAGCTGATGCGCGCCGCACTGCGTGTCATGCTCACACTCTTCATTCTCGCCGGTGTCTATACCGGCGGTGGCGCTGGTATCGACCGCGCCCAGGCTGCACAGCAGTGCGCCTATCCCACTGGCGGATACCTCAACTGCGACCAAGGTATGGCGTACGCCGAATGCGCCGTCGCTCTGTCTGACACGCGTGCATGGCTTGCTGCCAACCCCGCAGGCTCAAACGTTGGCGGTCCAGGCTACATCGTTGACGCCTGCACTCCCGGAACTCAGGGATCGTCGCTCCGCACATTTCGATGCAGCTACAAGGGCTATGGTGCAGCTTCAACGACCGTATGCAGGGGCCTCATTTCCGCCACGTCTGCATACCCCTTAGCCAACACTTGCGATAAGCGTCCTGACTGGAATGGTCCTTACCCTTATCTCACTGGCGGTAAGCCTCGCAATGGCTCCATGACCTGCAACGGCGGTTGTAAACAGGCATGGTTCGACAATGGCGACGGCTACTTCAATGGCAAGTATTCGCCGTCTCCTGGCACGTGCTCCAACTATGACGACGCTAAGTGCAAGGCCGACTTCGGCAGCGGTTACTACTTCAATCAGGGTATGTCGTCGTGTGAGCCCGAGCAGTCAACTTGCCCTGACGGTCAGGTCGGTAACTCTCTCGGAAAGTGCGAGCCGGAGCCGTGCCCTAGTGGCAAGGTTCTTCAGCAAGACGGAACCTGCAAGAACAAGGAGAACGAGTGCCCCGCAGGCAACATTAAGTCCCCTGACGGCAAGTGCCTGCCCGGTGAGGGCCAGTGCGCCCAGGGCGAGGCTCGCGGCAAGGATGGCACTTGCAAAAAGGACTCTGACGGCGACGGCCAACCCGATGAGGAAAGCGGCGAGCCGGGCGAAAAAGAGCCTGATTCCTTTTCCGGTGGCGACGACTGCAAAACCCCTCCATCGTGCAGTGGGTCCGCGATTCTCTGCGGTCAAGCACGCATCCAGTGGCGTATTGATTGCAACACCCGTAGGAACCGTAACATCGCAGGCGGCCAGTGCAACACACCACCTATCTGCACCGGCGACAAGTGCGACGCCATGGAGTACTCATCGCTCCTGATGCAGTGGCGCACCGCGTGCGCACTAGAAAAGGCCTCTGGCGGCTCTGGTGATGGTGGTGACCTGGCTGCTATTCGCAACGCTCTGACAGGCACCGGCGGCAGCGTCAATCCCGGCACCTTGCCCGGTTCCGATGCATGGGTCACCGGCTCCGGCCAGCCCACCAAACCCAACACGGCCGGTTACGGATGGAGCGGCTCTTGCCCCGCCATTCCCGCTGGCACCAGCATCCAAATCGATGCCACCCCGATATGCAACTGGCTGTCCCTCGGCTCATTCTTCGTGATGGGCCTTGCCGCCCTCGGCTCCCTCCGGATCGTTGCCTCTAAGGACTCCTGATGCCACTTTTCATCGCCTCGCTGCTCTCCGGCCTCGCAGCAATCTTTCGTTCTCAGATCGGCACGTGGATCGTTACCGCAATGGCGTGGCTTGGCATCGCCTGGGCAACGCACGAGTTCGCCGTCCAGCCATGGATTGACAACATGCAGTCCAAGATCGGCGGCGGCGCCCCGGGCGGCCAGTGGGGCGCCGTACTCATTGCTTACGCGGGCATGATGAAGTTCGATCAGGCCTGCACCATGATCGCTTCGGCAGTCGTGACGAAGTTCGGCGTCAATGCCGCACGCGCCGTGCTGGTCCGGAGGACCTAACGTGCCTATCGAGATCTTTACCGGCCAGCCCGGCAACGGCAAAACCGCGCTCATGATGGAGCGCCTATTGAAGGAATCGAAGGACGGCACACGCCCGTTGTTCGCCGCCGGTATCGACGGGTTGCAGCCGGGACTTGCCACAGCGCTTGATGACGCCCGCGAGTGGAATGCCAAGGGCGCCCAAGGCAACTACATCGTGCCCGATGGCTCGCTCATTTTTGTCGATGAGGCATGGAAGTGGTTCGGCCATCTGCACGATGCAACTAAGCAGGCCACCCCTAAGCACGTACTCGACTTGGCAGAGCATCGCCATCGCGGCCTTGACTTCGTATGGACGCTTCAGCAGCCCAATCAGCTGTATCCGTTCGTGCGTGGCCTTATCGGATCGCACTCGCACGTGGTGCGCCGATTCGGCACCAAATTCATCGACGTTTTCCGGTGGGGCGAGTTGCAGGAGGACATTAAATCGTCCGGCAAACGTGAGCTTGCCCAGCGCACTACGCGACTGCTTCCCTCGGCCAGTTTCGGCAGCTACAAGTCGGCCGAAGTCCACACCATCAAGGCCAAGCTCCCCCTCAAGCTCATGGCGTTGCCCGTTATCGTCGTCGTGGCTATCTACCTCGCGTGGGCTGCATGGACGCGCCTCGATGAAGACGGAAAATCGCCCATCGGTGCGGGGGCCGGCCAGCAATCCGCAACAGCGGGTGCTGGCGGGTCCCCGCAGGGGTTCGGCACGCCACAGAAAAGCGAACCGCGCTGGCAGTCGGCGAGGGAGTACGCCAAGGATCACCTTCCTCGCATCGCCACCATGCCCTGGACTGCGCCGGTGTTCGACGAACGTCCGGCGATCAGCGATCCGCTGCTGGTGTGCATGTCATCCGGCCCCGGCCTCGATGGCCTCGGCAACCGTTCTGAAGGCTCCTGCACGTGCGTCACGGAACAGGGCACTTCATACGACATAAGCCAGCCCGAGTGCCGCACGCTCGCGCGTCACGGGCCGGTCTACAACCCGTACCGTCAGCGCAGCGATCAGGCAATGCAGCAGCAACCGCAGATGGCGGTGCAGGGGCAGGGCACCTTGGGCGGCATGAATGGTTCCGTCATTCAGCGCCAGACCCGTTCGCTCGGCACTTTCCCCGAGTCTCAGCCATATGAGACGCAGACCAAGGTTCCAGCCACCACTAGGGACATGTGATGACCAGCGGCGGACGCGAGTTGTTGAAGTGGATCGCGGTGCTACTGATGACCGGCGATCACATTGCCAAGGTGTTCTACGGCGGCGATGTACCGGTCGTCAGCGAGCTGGGGCGGATCGCGTTCCCGGTGTTCGCGCTGGTGATGGCCTACAACCTCGCCGAGCCGGGCGCCGACATAGCCAAATCTGTTCGCCGCCTCGCCATGTGGGCCGCGATCGCCCAACCGGCTCACGCCCTGGCATTCGGTCACTGGATCCCGCTCAACGTGCTTGCTTCCTTCGCCCTCGCCGCGTCGGTGGTGTGGGCCATCAGGGCGGGGCGATGGTGGTTCGTGGCCGGCCTTGCAGGTCCATTGCCGCTGCTGGTGGACTACCAGTGGGCGGGCGTTGCGGTGGTGGTCGCTGGATACGCGCTGCGGCGTCTTCACTTTTCCCCTGCAGGGCTGTGCGTGCTGCTCGCTATAGGCCTGCTGTGCCTCTACAACGGCAACGGCTGGGCGCTGCTGGCTCTG